TGACATTGACTACACGCTTGGCGAAATCGCTGAGATGAACATCGAAAAACTAGCTGACCGCAAGAACCGTGGTCATCTACGAGGCAGCGGCGACAACCGTTGAGGTTGTTGTTTGACCTCGAAAGTAACGGCTTCCTAGACCAACTCACTACCATCCACTGCATAGCGATAATGAACGCTGACACAGGTCAACGCTGGGCTTACGGCCCAGACCAGATTGACCAAGCTGTTGAGCAATTGTCGCAAGCGTCAGAACTGATAGCCCACAACGGCATCACGTTTGACATTCCTGCCATCCAGAAACTGTACCCTTTCTTCAGCACCGATGGGATCATTGTGACTGACACACTGGTCTTGTCGAGGCTGATTAAGGGCAACCTAAAGCAAGACGACTTTGAGAAATGCTGGACTAACGAGGCATTTCCAAAGCGTCTGCATGGGTCGCACAGCTTGAAGGCATGGGGCAAAAGGCTAGGCGTTCTAAAAGGTGACTTCAGCAATGATGACACCGACTGGAGCGAGTGGTCACACGAAATGCAGGATTACTGTGAGCAAGACGTTACTGTCACCCACGCTCTTTGGCAGCATTTGCAGCCTGAGAAGTGGTCACAAAAAGCCATCCGCTTTGAACACTCAATAGCTGAGATTTGCCATCGCATTGGCACAGCAGGATGGACATTCGATACTCAGAAGGCAGCGGCGTTATACGCCCAGCTGTCGCTTGAGCAATCCACGATTGAAGACGATTTACAGACGTTATTTCCAGCATGGACGCTAGAGGATGAGTTTATTCCGAAGGTCAACAACAAGAAGCTGGGTTACGTCAAAGGCGAACCATTCATCAAGTACCGTGAGGTGCAGTTCAATCCAAACAGTCGCCAGCACATCGAATATTGTCTGCGGCAGAAGTACGGATGGAAACCGAAGCTGTTCACCCCAAGTGGTGACGCCAAGATTGATGAAAGCGTATTGGTTGGTCTGCATTACCCTGAAGCGCAGAAGCTGGCTCGTTCATTCATGCTGCAAAAGCGACTTGGGATGTTGGCTGAAGGCAAAAACGCATGGATGAAGCTGGTAGATGCTGATGGCAAACTGCGTCATACCATCAACCCGCTTGGTACTGTTACAGGCCGTGCATCTAGCTTTGGCCCTAACTTACAGCAAGTACCAGCCACACGCGCCGCATACGGCAAAGAGTGCAGGGAACTGTTCACTGTACCTGACGGCTACGTCCTTGTCGGCTCAGATTTGTCTGGCATTGAGTTAAGGTGCTTCGCTCATTTCCTACCTGATGGTGGCGAATATGGGCGTGAACTAATCAACGGTGACATCCACCAGATTAACGCTGACAAGTTGGGCATAAGCCGTGACCACATGAAGACAGTCCAGTACGCCACGCTGTACGGTTCAGGCGATGCTCGACTAGGCGACATACTAGGCAAAGGCATCAAAGAAGGTAAGGCAATCAAAGAAGCCTACTTTAAGGCTGTGCCAGCGTTCCCCACCTTGCTGCGCCAAATCAAACAGGTCGTCAAACAGCGTGGTCATTTACTTGGCCTCGATGGTCGTCAGCTACCAGTTCGCAGTGAACACGCAGCATTGAACGTACTGCTCCAGTCAGCGGGCGCCCTCATAGCAAAAAAGTGGGTGCAGCTAATCGACTTAGAAATCAAACGTCAAAACCTCGATGCGACCATCATCGCTTGGGTGCATGACGAAGTACAAATCGCAACAAAACCAGAGGAGGCAGATAATGTCGGTAATCTCGCTAGAAGAATGGCGGAGGAAGCAGGAAGACATTTCGGCTTCAAAATCCCAATCGAAGCAGAATTTAGTGTCGGACGAACTTGGGCAGACACTCATTGATGACACTGAATTAGCAGTGCTGATGGAAATCTACACAGTGCTTGTACACGCCAAGCAATCACCATTCACCACCAAAAGCGACTTCGCACGAGTGGCAGCTAATCCAGTAGCCTTGTGCGCTAGTGAGGGGCTTCTGTCCACTCGGCTAAATGAAACCACATACACCAACAAATGGATGGTGACAGCCGAAGGGCTAGAGTGGATGGAAGGGATGGAAGATGTTCTTAGCACTAGACAGTGACATCCTGATGTACAAGGCAGCGTCAGCTGCTGAAAAAGAAGTGGACTGGGGTGACGATGTTTGGTCACTCCAGACTGACCTGAAAGAAGCTAAACAAGCGTTTGAGTACCAAATTGCCAAAATCACAGACAGTCTGGGCGTTAAAGATTACGTCTGCTGCCTGTCTGACCATAAAGACAATTTCCGTAAGGTTGTTGACCCATCCTACAAATCAAATCGCAAAGGCACACGCAAGCCAGTGGGCTATGTGGCTTTATGCGATTGGGTTGAGGAAACATTCAAGACATTCAGGAAGCCACAAATGGAAGCTGACGATTGTCTAGGGATACTAGCAACGATGCCAGTCAATAAAGGCAAGTGCATCATGGTCAGTGATGACAAAGATTTGAAGACAGTGCCGGGCAAACTCTATCGGCCTATGGCTGATGAGCAGCTGGAGATAAGCGAAGCGGAAGCTGACAAGAACTTCTTTACGCAAGTTCTGACTGGTGACGCCACTGACGGATACAAAGGCATCCCCGGTATCGGCCCCAAGAAAGCTGAAGCCATCCTTGGTTCACGGCCTCATTGGGGTGCAGTCGAACAGGCTTACATCAAGGCTGGCATGACCAGAGATGACGCAATTCAACAAGCACGGTTAGCGCGGATTTTACGCTGGTCTGACTGGCATGAAGAAATACAGGAGATACGCCTATGGACACCTACATGAGGCATGAAGAGTACATGAAGCAAGCTGCCAAGCAGTCTGACAATCAAGACATGGTTAATCATCCACCACATTACTGCCAAGACGGCGAAATCGAGTGCATAGACGCCATCCGCGCCGCACTTGGCCCTGAAGGCTTTGCAGCTTTCTGTCGTGGCAACGCAATAAAATACAATTGGAGAATGAGCCACAAGAATGGTCTTGAAGACATCGCCAAGGCTCGTTGGTACATGAGCAAATTACTGGAAGAGGAACAGACCAAGACATGACAAACACCAAACACAACCAGCACTACGGCCCAACTCTTCCACTGTCTGAAGAATTGGATACCATCAAATACAGACAGACAGGCGAAAGTTTCTACGACAAGGTGGTTCGCATCGCTGACGCCTTAAAAGACGACCACCAACACTTCAAAGACTTCAAGGATGCGCTGCGCCATATGCGCTTCCTGCCAGCTGGTCGTGTTCAAAATGCAATGGGAGCCGCAAGGCAGACCACAGCTTACAATTGCTTTGTCAGTGGACAAATTGAGGACAGCATGACTAGCATTATGCAGAGGGCGACTGAAGCCGCAGAAACAATGCGGCGAGGTGGAGGAATCGGTTACGATTTTAGTCGCCTTCGCCCCAGAGGCGACCGGATTAAGTCGCTAGAAAGCATGAGCAGCGGCCCTGTCAGCTTCATGGGCATTTTTGACAGTGTTTGTCAGACCATCGCCTCATCAGGTCACAGACGTGGCGCACAGATGGGTGTCTTACGCATTGACCACCCTGACATCGAGCAATTCATTTCAGCAAAGAACAACAGCGACAAGCTGACTGGCTTCAACATCTCAGTAGGTGTGACTGACAAATTCATGCAACACCTTGCCAGTGGCGAACAGTTTCCGTTGGTCTTTGAAGGTGAAGTCTACAAGTACGTTGACCCTAACGCCTTGTGGGACATGATAATGCGTTCAACGTGGGATTGGGCTGAACCAGGCGTTCTTTTCATTGATAGAATTAACAATAAGAACAACCTTTACTACATTGAAAACATTAGCAGTTCAAATCCTTGTGGAGAACAACCTCTGCCACCATTTGGGGCGTGTTTGCTCGGTAGCTTTAACCTCGTAAAATACGTTGTTAACGGTGATTTTGATTACAATCAGTTCGTTGGTGACATCAGAACTGTGGTCAGGGCGATGGATAACGTCATTGACCGCACCATCTACCCGCTGCCAGAGCAGGAAGCTGAAGCAAAGAGCAAAAGACGCATGGGCTTGGGGGTCACTGGGCTGGCTAATGCCGGCGAAATGCTTGGTTACCCTTACGCATCTGAACGCTTCATGATTTGGATGGAAGAGGTCATGGAGATGTTCCGTGACACTTGTTACTACCAGTCAGCCATGCTGGCAAAAGAGAAGGGGCCGTTCCCGCTGTACGACCAAGAAAAGTACAGTGAAGGCAACTTCATCCAGACACTTTCACCTGAAGTTCAAGAAGCAATCCATCTGTATGGCATCAGGAATAGCCACCTCACATCAATCGCACCGACAGGCACAATCAGCCTCACAGCTGATAATGTGTCTTCCGGCATTGAGCCGCCGTTCAGTCATTACTACGACCGAACTGTGCAGTCATTTGATGGTCAGAACATCGAGCGAGTTGAGGATTACGCTTACACGCAGGGCATCGCAGGGCGTACAGCCAACGAAATCAGTGCTGATGAGCATCTGAATGTCCTCATCCTAGCCTCAAAGTACGTTGATAGCGCAGTCAGCAAGACGTGCAATGTAGGCGACAACGTAAGCTACGATGACTTCAAACAGCTTTACTACAAGGCTTGGAAGAACGGTTGTTCAGGCATCACGACCTTCAGGGCAGCTGGTAAACGCTTTGGCATCCTAAATGAGGTTAAACCAGCAGCCAACGACAATGAACCAAAAGCAGAAGCCTGTTTCATCGACCCAGCTACAGGCCAGAAGGAGTGTGGATGAATGTTACCCTAGTAGACAGCATGGGCAGCGACCTGACTGTTGTAAATGCAGCCAGAGTGTCGTTTGCCAAAGAAAGCGAAGTGATGACAGAGCAAGAGGATAGGCTCATTCATTACCTAGCGGAACATGGGCATTGGTCACCCTTTGCCCATGCGTTCCT